GTTAAAGGCGAGAATGGACGCGATGGGCGTGATGGAATCGATGGTAATGATGGTATTGGTGTCTCCTTTGCTCGTATCGATTTTGATGGTAGCCTTGTCATTGGCTTGTCTAGTGGTGTTGAACTCAATGTTGGTGAAGTTGTTGCTCCTGATCTTGCGGAACGCATCAAAGTCATTACTAATGGTGGCGGCACTTCTCAGTCTGTCCTTGATACTCTAGCCTCCCTACAAACACAGATAACAAACCTGATTCCTAGTCAAACAGGAAACTCAGGCAAGTTTTTAACTACTAATGGAACTGTTCTTTCTTGGTCTTCTGTCGCTGGTGGACTGAGTTACCAAGGAACTTGGAACGCATCTACTAACACTCCTACATTGGCGAGTGGCGTAGGCGTAAATGGCTATTACTACATTACGTCAACGGCTGGTTCTACTAACTTAGACGGCATTACTGATTGGCAAATTGGCGATTGGCTGATGTTTAACGGCACAGTCTGGCAAAAGATTGACCAAAGCAACCTAGTCACTTCTGTTAATGGACAAACTGGTGCTGTATCGGTAGGAACTGTTACTTCTGTGGCGGCTACGGCTGGTACAGGAATTAGCATATCTGGTAGCCCGATCACATCAAGTGGCACTCTAACGATTACAAACTCCGCTCCTGATCAGACTGTTTCGCTGACTGCAAGCACAGGCATCTCAACGAGTGGCACATACCCCAACTTTACGATTACCAATAGCGCACCAGATCAGACTGTGAGCCTGACTGCTAGTACGGGTATCAGCACATCAGGAACTTATCCTAATTTCACTATCACTAATTCTGCGCCTGACCAAACAGTTGCGTTGACTGCTGGCACAGGAATTAGCACAAGTGGCACTTATCCTAACTTTACGATCACTAACTCTGCACCAGATCAGACTGTTGCATTGACGGGAGCAGGTACAACTAGCATAAGTGGGACTTATCCCAACTTCACAGTTACTTCCAACGATGCGTTTACGGGAACTGTTACATCTGTAACTGCTGGCACAGGCTTAACTGGTGGCACGATAACAACTAGCGGTACTGTTGCGTTAGACGTAAGTGGAGTGACTGCGGGTAGTTTTACGGCTACAAACCTGACTGTTGACACCTTTGGTCGTATTACTGCCGCATCAAGTGGTACGGCTGGTGCAAGCATTAGCAACGATACGACCACATCGACTAACCTGTATCCATTGTTTGCGGCGGCTACCTCTGGTACGCCAACAACAATCTATACGGGTAACACCAAGTATTTGTATAAACCAAGTACGGGTGAGTTAACTGCGCCAGCACCTATTGCTAGTAATGGTATTTCTTTGATGAGTACGACAGTAAGCGCAAGTTATACGATTGCTAGTGGTAACAATGGCTTTTCGGTTGGCCCAATAACTGTGGCAAGCGGAATTTCAGTTTCGATTAGCGCAGGACAAAGATGGTTAATCCTATGAGTTATTGCACTTACATTCATTCATCACCCCAAGGAAAAGTGTTTTATGTTGGCAAAGGCAATGACACAAGACCTTTTGCTTTTTCAGATAGAAGCGATAATTGGAAAAGAGCAGTAAAACAGCATGGTGGAATCTTGATTGATGTTGTTGCAAAATGGGACACAGAAGACGAAGCCTTTGAACATGAGAAGTTCTTGATTGAATGTTTTGACGATTTAAAAATTGGCTTAGTCAATAAAACCAAAGGTGGCAAAGGAACTTATGGTTTGGTTGTTTCTGAAGAAGCAAAGCAAAAAAAGAGAGAGAAAAACACGGGCTATGTCCACAAAAAAGTTACTTGTCCTAATTGTGGGAAAACTGGTGGCGAAACAAGCATGAAACGCTGGCATTTTGATAAGTGCCAAGGTTTAAAAGAATTTAGGGCAAGAGTCCATGTTGATGGCAAAAGAATCCATTTAGGGCGTTTTGCGACTCAAGAAGAAGCAGACCACAAAGCGATTGAATACTATGCTTCAGTTAACAAACCATTGCCAAAAGAATTTCTGTGGCATAAAGGAATGAAATAATGCCATACGGAACAGTAAATGCAGACTTGATGACCACTTCAGACGGAGTAAGTTCGTCTGGTTTGTATGGGTTTAAAAATAGGCTGATAAATTCAGCAATGATGATTGACCAAAGAAACGCTGGTGCTAGTGTTACTGCTAATGACAGCGTATTTCCAGTAGATAGGTTTTCTATCCGAACAAGTTTGTCATCTAAAGGTACAGCACAACAAAGCACAACAGTACCCGCTGGTTTTAAAAACTCATTGTTGTTTACATCGACTGCCGCAACTAGTCTTGGTGCGTCAGACTACATGACGATTACTCAATTTATTGAAGGTTTTAATGTTGCTGATTTAGGATGGGGTACTGCAAACGCACAAACTGTAACTTTGTCTTTTTGGGTGCGTAGTTCTTTAACGGGAACTTTTGGCGGGTCGCTTAATAACACATCAAGTAGGTCATATCCTTTTACCTACACAATTTCATCTGCAAACACTTTTGAATATAAAACAATAACTATTGCTGGTGATACATCTGGAACTTGGCCTACTGACAATACTTCTTGTATTCGTCTATGGCTTGGTTTGGGTGTAGGTTCTACTTATAGCGGAACGGCTGGTGCTTGGGCTGGTGCGGCATATTTATCTGCCACAGGCGCAACAAGCGTAGTCGGAACAAATGGCGCAACCTTCTATGTGACTGGTGTGCAATTAGAGGTAGGCAGTACCGCAACATCTTTTGATTACAGACCTTATGGTACTGAGTTGAATTTGTGTCAAAGATATTGTGAAGCGTATTACGCTGACACTTCAACAACTTCACCAATATCATGGCAATATGTTGCTGGTGGTTTCTATTTTATTTGGCAATTTAAAGTAGAAAAAAGAGCGCGAGCATCAGTTACAAAAACAGGAGGAACATGGGTTGGTTCAACTCCTACTATTTACGGGGGAATATCCGAAGGTCAATTTTCTTCAGGAAGCACCTTTTACATAGCATCAACTGCTGATACCCAAGTTCTTTTAGCAACTGCGGAGTTATAAATGTATAAATTAACGCCAAATAATTTGTTGACAAACCAACCTAGTAATGTGGTTTATAGAATACATGATGAAACATGGATACCATTTGACCCCGCTAACCGAGATTTTCAAGAATACCAAGAGTGGATTGCTCTTGGAAATCAACCACTACCTGCCGATGAACAGCCATCATCTTAATCGTTACTTGAAGTTTATTGATGCTTTGAAATATCAGAGCATTGATGGATATTCAGAAAAACACCATGTTTTGCCAAAAAGCATGGGTGGCAATGACGCATCTTCAAATATTATTTATTTAACTGCTAGACAACATTTTGTTGCCCATTGGATGTTATGGAAAACCTATGGTGGCTCTATGACTACGGCATTTAATTACATGAATGGCATTACAAGATACGGACAAAGAATCAACAGTAGAACTGCTGAAATGCTTAAACATGAAGAAATTGAACGGCAAAAGCAAAAAACATTTTCTATTGAAACTCGTTTAAAAATGAGTAGCGCAAAACTTGGCATAAAAAGACCAGACGAACTTATTGAAAAAATACGCCAATCACAAATAGGTAGGAAACTATCTGATGAGTGGAAGGCTAATGTTTCTAAAGGTAAGCGAGGAAAAAGCAATGGAAGACTTGGTTGTGTTGTTTCAGAAGAAACTAAAAAGCGTATTGGCGATGCACAACGAGGCGAACTTAATCACATGGCAGGGCGTAAACATTCCCTTGAGACAAGAGAAAGAATGAGGATTGCTCATATGAAACGAAACAATAACCAAGCCTATTTAAAGTGGGTGTCTGAAGGCAACGCGCCACAGCCCGCAGACGAAGGAACACAATAATGCCAAACGTAATAAATGCCACGAGTACAGGAAATGGCGGGTTGATAACGCAGGGTGACGATTCGGGCATCCTAAACATACAGACAAACGAGACTACTGCGATTACTGTTGATGCTAGTCAGCGAGTTGCTTTTGTAGCGGGTACAGCGGCACTTCCATCCATTACCACAGCGGGTGATACCAACACAGGCATCTTCTTCCCAGCCGCAGATACGATTGCTTTTAGTGAGGGTGGTGCGGAGAGTATGCGTATCGACTCTTCTGGCAATGTGGGGATTGGTACTACTTCGCCCGCCGTTAGATTAAATGTTACGGATTCTTCTGATGGCGGAAATAGCGGAACAATTAGATTAGGTAGTGACGGAACTTACTACGGGCAACAACAATTTAGATACAACAGTAGTGAATACAGACTTGGCGTTTACCCATCTGGAAATATGACCTTTTACACAAAAGGTTCAGAGAGTATGCGTATCAACTCCAACGGCAACTTGCTTGTGGGGACTACGACTCAAACAGCAACTCCTGTTCAAGGCGTAATTCTTGGTGGCGCTGATTCATCATCAGGTGTTTACATTGGTCATGCTAATGGAACATCTAGCGGTAACTATTACATGGCATTTAGTTACAACGGCTCTGCTATTGGTTCTATTACTCAAAACGGAACAACTAATGTTGCATACAACACATCATCCGACTATCCCTTAAAAGAAAATATCCAGCCGATGCAAAATGCACTGGCAACAATTTCTCAACTTAAACCAGTTACATACAAATGGAAAACTGATGGTTCTGATGGTCAAGGTTTTATTGCCCATGAATTGCAAGCAATAGTTCCTGATTGTGTAACAGGCGATAAAGACGCAGTAGACGCTGAAGGCAACCCCGTTTATCAAGGAATCGATACATCATTCCTAGTAGCAACACTAACAGCGGCTTTGCAAGAGACTAAAGCATTGCTAGACACACAAGCCGAAACAATCAACGCACTAACCGCCCGAATTGTGGCTTTAGAAGGGCAGTAATATGGCACTCACATTGGATGGAACGGCTGGTATCACATTCCCAGTAACAGCGGGTAGTGCTTCTGCGGTGCAAGCATCTTCTGGTAGGGTGTTGCAAGTGGTGCAAGTAGTTTATTCAACATATACAGAAGTAAAATCTACATCTTTTACAGATAGCGGTCTTACCGCATCAATTACACCATCAAGTTCGTCAAGCAAAATATTGATTTTATTAAATCCTATTGTTCGAGTTTATAGAGCAACTAATGTTGGTGTGCATGGCAGTATGAATATTGTTCGTGGAAGTACGCAAATACATCAAGCAGACGCACCTGAAATAACTGCCGCAACAGGTAGTAGTGGTTATCAAGTATCAGGGGCTGGAAATAGCATTATTTATTTAGATTCACCATCAACAACATCTTCAACAACTTATAAAATGCAGATGAAAATAATTAGCACAGCAAATGATGGAACTATTGGTCTGAATAACTACATGATTTCATCTGGCGATTCAAAAAGCACAATTACCCTTATGGAGATTGCCGCATGAACAAGTTTCAAGCAATTATTGCAATTTATCCTAATATTGCTGTTATCCGTGGTGATGATGTTTTTGACGCTGAAGGCAACCCCGTTATCTATGACGAAACAGCAGTTCAAGCCTACATTGATGCCCATGCCTACATAGCCAAACGCCAAGCGGAATATCCTCCCATGACTGACTATTTAGATGGCATAGCCAAAGGTGACCAAGCACAGATTGACAAATACATAGCCGACTGCCAAGCGGTTAAGGCTAAATATCCCAAATGAATCAAGAACTGCAAAAATACTACGAAAATCGGTTTTCTACGATGGGAACTGATGGGTGGATTGACTTAATGGAAGATATTGACAACATGATTGCATCATTGAACAATATCAGTACAATCCCTGACGAAGCGACTTTGCACTTTAAAAAGGGCGAGTTGTCAATTCTGACATGGCTGAGAACCTTGAAAGAGGTCAGCGAAAGAGCATACGAGGAATTGAATGAGAAGAATATTTGAATTTGCCTGTGAAAACGGGCATAAAACCGAAAGATTCTGTGATTATGAGACACAGAGTTTTAGGTGTGAGTGCGGAGATACAGCCAACCGCATATTAAGTGCGCCAGCCTTTAGGTTGGAAGGGTGGTCTGGTTCTTTCCCGTCAGCGCATGGGAAGTTCGAGAAAAGCCATCTTGACAAGTTGAAGTCTGAACGTAAGCAAAACTCGTAACAAGAGCGAGTTAAATGTCCTGAGAACGATCAAAACGCAGGAAAAAGGAAAAATATGTTGATTGACAAAGAAGATGAGACGCTAAGTGAGTTAGACGCAGTTGAGGAACAAAAACAACTCCCTGAAACAGAGCCACTCGCCCAAATACCCGACAAATATCGGGAAAAGTCTTTGGAAGATGTGGTCAAAATGCACCTTGAGGCTGAAAAGTTAATCGAGAGGCAAGGTAAGGAAGTCGGTGAGATTCGTAAACTGGCAGATGAACTTATAAAGCAAAACCTTAGTTCTAACAAACAACCTATTGAGAAAGATGAGCCTGAAGTAGATTTCTTTGAGAATCCTAAAGAGGCAATTCGTAAGACAGTAGACCAACATCCTGATGTAGTTGCGGGTCGCCAAGCGGCAAACGACTTCAAACGGATGCAGATACAGCAGAAGTTAACGCAAGAACATCCTGACTATGTGCAGATTGTTCAAGACCAAGACTTTGTGAATTGGGTGAAATCCTCACCTGTTCGCCTAGACTTGTTTGCGAAGGCGGATGGTGCATTTGACTACGATAGTGCTAACGAGTTGTTGTCAACATTTAAACAGTTGAGAGGCGTGAAGGTTAAGCAAGCGAGTGAGTCTGGAGAGACAACCCGTAAGAATAACTTGAAGGCGGCAACTGTGGATGTAGGCGGTTCTGGGGAGAGTTCAAAGAGAGTTTATCGAAGGGCTGACCTTATTCGGCTGAAGATGACAGACCCGAACAGATACGATGCTTTGAGTGAGGAAATCATGCAAGCATACGCAGATGGACGGGTTAAGTAATTAACCTATCGTTTTTTGGAGATTTAACATGGCAACAGCATTTAGCCCGACCAATTCGGTCACAACCACCACCTCGGCAACGTTCATTCCTGAAATTTGGAGTGATGAGATTATTGCCGCCTACAAAAAGAACCTCGTTGTCGCTAATGCGGTAATGAAGATGAACTTCAAGGGTAAGAAGGGCGATGTGGTTCATATCCCTGCACCTACCCGTGGTTCAGCATCACTAAAAGCCGCTGAGACAGCAGTCACTTTGATTGCCGCCACAGAGACTGAAGTGCAAGTGTCTATCAACAAACACTATGAATATAGCCGTTTGATTGAAGACATCGTAGAAGCCCAAGCCTTAAACAGCCTGCGTAACTTCTACACAGCAGACGCTGGCTATGCCTTGGCTAAGCAAGTCGATACTGATTTGATCCAATTAGGTCGTGCTTTCAATGGCGCAACTGTGGGAACAAATGACTATGCGACAAGCAATACAACTACTAAGGCTTTCATTGGTGGTGATGGCACTACTGCTTATAACAGCACAACTAGCAATGCTTCTGCATTGACAGATGCCGCTATCCGCAGAACCATCCAACGCCTTGATGACAATGACACCCCAATGGACGGAAGATTCTTTGTGATCCCGCCCTCAAGCCGTAACACGCTTATGGGCTTGGCTCGTTATACAGAGCAAGCATTTGTGGGCAATGGAGATGCAATCCGCAATGGCGAAATTGGTCAACTCTATGGTATCCCTGTGTTTACCACTTCAAATGCTGATACTGGTGCAGGTAACACTGCTACAGACCGCATTTGCTTGATGGGTCATCGTGATGCTATGGTTTTGGTTGAGCAAATTGCTGTTCGTTCACAAGTGCAATACAAGCAAGAATACCTTGCTACATTGTTCACTTCTGACACTCTGTATGGAGTGAAGGCAGTTCGCACAGCCGCTACTACTGGTGCGGCTTTGTCCTCATCTGCGTTTGCTTTGGCAGTACCAGCCTAATTGCAGTTGCGCCCCCTGCCCTAGTGGTGGGGGGACTTTTTTAACTTAATTAGGAGAAATTATTATGGCAACAGCAAGTGCAGTTGTGACACGTAGAGGCAATGACAGTTTTCGGGGTTTATTCTCTGATACTTGGTCAGTTGTTTGTACTTTAAATGCTGGCTCATTAGTTGATGGCGCTGGTGAAACAGATGATGTAACAGTTCCAGGCGTTGCCTTGGGTGACATGGTTCTTTGTGCATCTTTGGCTGTGGATTTGGTTGGTTTGACTGTGACAGGTTATGTCTCAGCCGCCAATACTGTCAAATTCCGCATCCAAAACGAGTCAGGTTCTACAGCAGACTTGGCATCAGCCACTATGGACATTGTTATTGTTCGTATGGTGTAAGGATCGGGGGGCTTGTCCCCCCTTTCTTCATTAAGGAATTAAATGGCTTTGTTCAGATGCAATCAATCAGGTAATGTTGTTGAGTTCAGAGATGACTACGACATTAAAACCATGAAAAAACATCCCGAATACACGGAGGTTGATACTTCTGCTGTTGTGGAGGTTGAGCGTAATGATGGAACAAGGCAGACATTAACTTTGAAGAAACCTATGGGTAGACCCCGTAAGGAACAGTTATGAGTGATATTGACGCACGAGATTTTGGCAAGTTAGAGGCACAGGTTGCCTCCTTGCAAACTGAGGTTCACCAGTTAGCCACCGATGTCAAGGCACTCCTTGAGTTGGCAAACAAGTCAAAAGGTGGGTTTTGGATGGGTATGACCATCGCTTCTATGGCTGGTGGCGTAATTACTTTTGTTGCTGGAAAACTACTTAGATAAGGGGAAATACTATGCCTATGGTCGGAAAAAAGAAGTTTGCTTACTCTGAAAAGGGCGAGAAAGAGGCTAAAGAGTACGGCAAGAAAAAGGGTATGCCTGTGACCATTGTGGTTGCTGTTGGCAAACAAAGGGCTATGCCCCAACGTGGTCAACGTACTGCTACGAACATGATGAAGAAAACAGGTCGTGGTAAATGAAAAAGACCAAAGCACAAGCAAAGATTAGCAAAGTCATGCGTGAGTACAAGGCGGGTGAGTTGCACTCAGGCAAGGGTGGCAAGGTTGTAAAGTCTCGTCGCCAAGCAGTTGCAATTGCCCTATCAGAGGCTGGAAAGGCGAAGAAGAAATGAAACAAGGACTCTATGCCAATATCAATGCCAAACAAGCAAGAATTAAGGCTGGCTCTGGCGAGAAGATGCGTAAGGTTGGTAGCAAAGGTGCGCCAACTGCTGAAGCATTTAGACAATCGGCTAAAACCGCAAAGAAACCAAAAAAGGTGAAATAAGATGAAAACTCCCGCTTGGCAACGCTCCGAAGGTAAAAACCCTAAAGGAGGGTTGAACGCCAAGGGAAGATCATCTTATAATAGTGAAACTGGTGGTAATTTAAAAGCACCAGTTAAATCGGGGGATAACCCCCGTAGAGCAAGTTTCTTGGCTCGCATGGGCAACATGGCTGGTGCTGAGTACAAGAATGGTGAACCGACAAGACTGCTTCTTTCGCTTAAAGCATGGGGTGCATCCTCAAAGGCTGACGCAAAGGCAAAAGCCAAGTCTATTTCCGAACGAAATAAGGCAAAGGCAAAATGAGAGCATTATCGGTTGGAGTTAGTCCCACAGCGGCAGTAGACACAACAGTCTATACGTGTCCCAAGGGCTATTACGCCAAATTTACTGTAATGTACATTCACAATACAGGCGGCTCTACCAAGCACATAACTGTTCAATGGTTTGACGCAAGTGCCAGTACCACTCTTGATATATTGACTCAATACACTTTCACATCAAAAAACTATCTTCAATTTGATGGCGGTGCTTATATTGTTCTTGAAGAAGATGACAAACTCAAAATAACTACTGAGTCGGGCAGTACATTCAGTTTTATAGCAACCTTTGAAGAAATAGGATTGACAAGACAATGACCTACTTAGAACTGATTAACGATGTCTTGGTTCGGTTGCGTGAGACAACAGTCTCTACTAACGCAGAAACCTCATATTCCACCCTGATTGGCAAGTTTGTCAATGATGCCAAGCGTCAAGTAGAAGATGCGTTTGGTTGGAATATCTTGGGTCAAACCATCACAGTAACCACAGCATCTGGTACTGCTTCCTACTCCCTTACGGGGGCTGGCCAGAAGTTCCAAGTGCAAGATGTTATCAACACAACAAGCAACATAAGTCTCACAAACATCAACTTTGTGGACATGAATCGCAAGCAAAACTTCCTCCCATTGGTGAACGCAATTCCAACAGAGTTTGCTTTTGATGGCGTGGATGGCTCTTACGATACTAAAGTCACCCTATTCCCAATACCTGATGGTGTATACACAATCAAGTTTTCCTTGGTTGTCCCACAAGCCACTTTGTCTGCGGATGGAACTGTGGTGAAAGTGCCTGATGTTTTGGTGGCACAAAATGCCTATGCCCGTGCATTGGTTGAGCGTGGTGAAGATGGTGGACTAACCTCCTCAGAGGCTTATGCGCTATACAGATCAATGCTGTCAGACTATATTGCTCTTGAGGGTACTCGTTATCCTGAGACAGGGGAGTTTGTGGCAATATGAGCCAAACAATCCAAACATACAGCATCTCAGCCCCAGGCTTCTATGGGTTAAACACCCAAGACTCGCCCTTGGATTTGAACGCTGGGTTTGCGCTTGTTGCCACCAATTGCATCATTGACCAATACGGACGCATTGGTTCACGTCAAGGGTGGTCTAGGGTCAACGCATCTAGTGGCAATTTAGGTGCTAATGATGTCAAGGTAATACATGAGTTAATCCAAGCAGATGGCTCTTTAACTGTGCTGTTTGCTGGCAATAACAAGTTATTCAAACTAGGCGCATCCAATGTTGTTACAGAGTTGACCTATGGGGGAGGGGGGTCTGCCCCTACCATTACGGCAAGCAACTGGCAATGTGTATCCTTAAATCAAATTACATACTTTTTCCAATCTGGTTATAACCCATTGATATACGACCCTGCCGTAAGTACAACTACTTATAGGCGTGTATCTGAGAAAAGTGGTTACGTTGGGACTGTGCCTGATGCAAACATTGCGTTGTCTGCTTACGGAAGATTGTGGGTAGCAACCACAACATCCAACAATTCAACTGTGTCATTTAGTGACCTAACTGCGGGGCATATTTGGTCTACTGGCACTTCTGGTAGTTTAGATGTCTCTAGGGTGTGGCCTAACGGCTCAGACGAGATTACGGGCTTGGCGGCACACAATGGATTCTTGTTTATCTTTGGTAAGCGTCAAATATTAGTTTATGCCAATGCAACCACTCCATCCACGATGTCTTTGAGCGACACAATCGAGGGTATAGGTTGTATTGCTAGAGACAGTATTCAAACAACGAGTACGGATGTGTTGTTCTTGTCTAACTCTGGTGTCAGATCGTTGATGAGAACAATTCAAGAGAAGTCTGCGCCTGAGAGAGACTTGTCTAAGAACATACGTAATGACTTGATGGGAACTGTTGCGGGCGAGACGTTAGCCAACATTAAGTCTGTTTACTCTGAGAGACAAGCGTTTTACTTGTTGGTAACCCCAAGCATTGACACTACATGGTGTTTCGATACAAAGGCTTTCTTGCCCGATGGTGCGGCAAGGGTTACGACTTGGGACTCTATCACACCAAAATCTTTGCTCTCTAAGAGAGATGGAAGTTTGTTGGTTGGACAGAATGGTTATGTTGGCTTGTATAACACCTACCAAGATTACGATCAAGCGTATCGCTTTTTGTACTACACAAACCATGCAGACCTTGGTGATCAGAATGTAACTTCTATTTTGAAGAAGTTATCGATTGTGGTGATTGGTGGAACAAACCAAGACGTGACATTTAAGTGGGGCTTTGACTTTAAGACCAACTATTTGTCAGATAACGCAAGTATTCCAGAGCAGGATGTTTACTACTATGGCATTGCTGAGTATGGCGCAAATGCGACTACTGTTGCGTACTACTCTGATGGCGTTGCTTTGCAGACATTGAATGTTTCTGCGTCTGGTGCGGGCAAAGTTGTACAAACAGGGTATGAGGCTGACATCAATGGTACAGCCTTGTCTATACAGAAAATTGAAATTCAAGCCAAACGTGGCAAAGTAAGTTAAAGGAGATTATCTTGTCTGATTACACAAAAAGCACGAACTTTGCTACCAAAGATAACCTATCTTCTGGCAATCCTTTAAAGATTGTCAAGGGTACTGAGATTGATACAGAGTTCAACAACATTGCTACGGCTGTTGCGACAAAGGCAGATTTAGCATCTCCTACCTTTACTGGTACGCCTACATTGCCAACAGGCACGATTGCAGTTACTCAAAGTTCTGGAAGCAATACAACTACGATAGCAACTACTGCGTTTGTGCAAGCGGCAATTGCTTTGCTTTACCCTGTTGGCTCAGTCTATACAAATGCGACTGTCAGCACTAACCCTGCTACCTTGTTAGGCTTTGGTACTTGGACAGCATTTGGTGCAGGGCGTGTTCCTGTTGGCTTTGACTCTGGCAATGCCTTGTTTGATGCGGCAGAAGAAACTGGTGGTAGCGCAGATGCTATTACTGTGAGCCACACCCACACGGCTACCTTTACGGGTACTGCGATGGGTACGCATAGACACAATGTTGGTTCTAATGACTCTACAGCACAGGCTGGTAGTGACGCAGGTAATCAAGAATTTGTGCGTGATTCAGGCGCTGGAAATGGCCCTGCTACCTACACAAACTATGAATCTGCTGGCACTCCTGCTGGTTCTGTTTCTGTTGCGTCTGCTGGCTCTAGTGGCACAAATGCTAACTATCAGCCATACATAACTGTCTATATGTGGAAACGCACAGCATGATTGCAGAAGAAGTTATACAAGTCATTGATGGAACATTGGATGACATTGAGAACTTTAACGAGATTGCGTTGGAGCATTGGGAATATTTCAAGAATAAAAAGCCAATGTTCAACAAGGAGTATCTTGGTAAGTTGCGTGTTGCAATAGCCAAGGATGAAGGAAAGACAATTGGGTATGCGTTTTATGGGTTCTTTAAAAGCCCCTATTACGATGAAACATGGTGTCAGATAGATATGTTCTTTTTGACTCCATCATGCAGAGGAAATGGGATAGGAAAACAAATGTTTGATCTTGTTGAAGAAACTGCAAAGAACAATGGTTGTAAAAGACTTATTACGAGTTATAACTTGAAAGAGTCTTTAGAAATGTTTTACGAGAAACTCGGTTTTAATGCTACTCATGTAGCGGTAGCAAAGGAGATTTGATATGCCATTCTCAGCGGCGTTAGTTTTAGGCGGCACACAGTTAGTTGGTGGAATGATGGCGGCAGACTCTGCAAGGGGCGCGGCACAAACTTCTGCTAATGCTCAATTAGAATCCGCACGAATAGCGGCAGAAGAAGCACGTTTCCGACCTATTGGTACGACAACTCGTTTTGGTTCATCTCAATTCCAGTTTGGGCCAGATGGAAGGTTGTCGGGTGCTGGTTACACAGTATCTCCTGAACTACAGCAATATCAGGATCAGTTACAAGCCCTATCGCAACAACAAATACAACAGGGCTTAATGGCTCCACAACAGTACGCTCCTTTGCAAGGCGCGGCTGGAGGATTATTCAGTCTTGGGCAACAGTATTTGGCTCAGTCTCCTGAACAGGTGGCGCAACAATACATATCGAGACAGCAAGACTTACTTGCGCCTAGTCGTGAAAGACAGTATGCACAAGTGCAAAACCAACTGTTTAATACAGGGCGTGGTGGTTTGTCAGTAGGCGCAACAGGATTGCGACCAGGCGGAGGTTTAGGACTTAGTGCGGCTAATCCTGAGATGGAAGCCTATTACAACGCATTGGCACAACAAGACTTACAACTTGCGGCTCAAGCACAAGAGGCTGGTCAACGACAAACTGCATTTGGTGCAGGGTTGTTTGGTCAAGGTGCTAATTTGATGAACCAATATCAAACTGGTCAAGTTGGTGCATTGTCACCATTCCAAACTTCTTTGGGATTGGGTGGAACTATTGAGTCAATGGGTCAACAAGGTCTTGAAATTGGTAGTGCATTAGGTGGCAGGTCTGCTACTGCTGGTGCTAATGTAGGAAGGTATTTGCTTGAAGGCGGTATGGGTGCGGCTAAAACAATGCAACCAGCCAATGCACTAAACCCATTTGCAAGGACAATTTCTAATCTTGGCGAAAATAGAGAGTTTGCAACAGGAATAAGTAATCTGTTTGGTGGTGGTACTGGTTCAGGACTGTCTATTGATCCGTACGGGTATGGAATTGGTAGTGGTGGAATGGGTACTGTTGATACATCTATGTATGGTGGCGCATCTGGCCTATCAATTCGTTAAGGAGAAACCAAATGGCAGATTCAATCGTAGGCGGAATGTTTGGCATAACTCCAGAGTCATATTTGGGTGAAAGACAACTATTAGAGCAAGCACAAGCACTTAGGCAAGCAAAGTTAGACCCTTATGAGGCGGTTAACTACATGGCGGCTAGGGCTGGTCAACAACTAGGTCGTGGCATTGGTGGCTTGTTGGGTGCTGAAGACCCTCAGTTACAAAGAATATCTCAATTTGAGAATTTGGCTAGACGGGCTGATATAACTACGCCTGAAGGAATGAGATCACTTGGTGAGCAGTTGCTTCAAGGGGGCGATACAGCAAGAGGCATGGAGGCCATCAAAAGAAGTCAGGAAATGGAGTTAAAAGAATCACAGATAACAAGAAATTTACGTGAGCGTCAAGGTTTTGATCCTATTCAACAAATTATTAGGTCAGGGAAATTTACACCCGAAAGCATTGAGAAGTATTCAAAGTCAGGTGCTATTAGCGATTTAAGGACACTTGATAAACCAAATCAAGCAGGCTTGCCAACAATTGCTAAGTTGCAATCTTATAGAGATTCTTTGGTTGACCAACTTGGAGAGAATCATCCAAAAGTCAAAGAAGTAGATCAGGCAATTAAAGCAGAGACTCAAGGTAAAGGCACAACTGTTAATGTTGGACTGTCTACTGTTGACAAAGAGTCAAACTTACGCAAAGACTTTACTTTAGAAACAAAGCCATTAACAACTGCAATTAGTGCCGCAGATAAAATAGAGAAGTTGCTAAAAAGCAATACATCTCTTGGTGACATCATTGCTAAAAAACAATTTGCTAAAGTTGCTGGAGATAACAACATTTCCAATAGGGATGTTGCTGAGTTGGCTAACTATGGCGATCTTGGACAGCGATTGGCTGGTACTTTGTCACAATTCTTTGAGGGGAAATATACTCAAGGTCAACGTGAAGAAGCACTTACTTTGGTTAATCAATTAAAAGGTGAGGCCACCAATCAATACTCTATTGTTCAAAAAGATTACAGAAATCGTGCTGATGCAGAAAAATTGCCTGCCAAAACATCACAATTTATTGCTCCTGATTTGCCAATCAAGGCTCAAGCATCACTTCCTCCTGAAGGAACTAAGTTGCGTAATAAGAAAACTGGAAAGATTGAAATTGTGCGTGGTGGAAAACTTGTACCTGCGGAGTAAACATGGCAACTACATATAACCCTGATGATTATGAAGTTGTGACGGATGCGGAAACGCCTCCAATGACAACGGGGCAGTATCTTGGACAACGAGCATTGCGTGGTCTTGGTGCGCCAATAAGTGCCGCCGCTGGCCCAGGCATGGGGTTCGCAACTGCCGCCACAGGTTTTGCTCCTTTGGCGATGGGAACTCCTGCCGCAACGCCTACCGCAGAAGAAATAACAGATGCCGCCAATAAGGTGCGTCAGTCTTTGGGAATGACTACACAAGCATTGCCAAAACAAGGACTATTCACAAGTCTTGTTGGTGCTGGCTTAGAAGAAGGATTAAATCCTTACAACTATTTAGTGCCTGGTGGTTCTCGTTTGCTGACCGCTTTAACGCCTACTGCAACTGCCATGTCTTCTGAATTAGGTGGTCAGGCAGGCGAGGCTTATACAGGCACAGAAGGCGGTAGAACAATTGGATCGCTAATTGGTGGGTTTTTAAACCCCTCTGTATTAGTAGAAACAGGCTTAAACCAAGTAACTGCCGCTAAATCACTTAATCCTGAAAAACTAAATGGATTACTCAAAGAGTTTGGCGATCAAAAGGCCGCTTTGATGATTGCTTCTGCTTATACGGCAGACCCAAACTTAAAGGCAAACTTACTTCGTGCCGCAGAATTACAAGCATCCACAGGCGTAAAAATACCTTTGTTAGCCGCCGCTGAAGGCTCTAATGTGTTAATGCAGACTGCACGTAGTTTGTCGGCTAGAGACTTGAACTTCCAAGCAAAGTATGCTCAATTAGAGCAAGAAGCCGCCGCTCAACTTGCCGCAAGACAAGGAAAGATGTTTGGTTCTATTTCTGAGGCAAAGATGGCTAATGCTTTGGGTGCGCCTACAAAAGTAGCACCAAAGATAGAGCAACGTATCCGTACTGTTGATGAACAACTTGCTGATATGGGCTTGGCGTTTGAAAGGGCTAACTATCAAGAGATTGGAGACAGACTCCGTAACTTAGTTGCCGCTAAAGAAACTACTGTTCGCAAAGACTTGTCTACCAAATAC